TAGGGTTTGGTGCGGAGAAGGAATCTGAGAAGATTGCTATCGCTAGGACAGCTAAGTTTTTGGAGACTATGCTCTGGGAAGATATTGAAGCTGAAACATATCAAGGATATCTTACAGGGCATAGTAACTTCAGAAATGAGGTAGCTATAACTGCCCCATACAAGGGCAATAGAACTGCCCCTAAGCCAAAGCACTTAGGGATTATACGGGAATACCTAATCAGTGCGTGGGGCTTTACCGTATCAGACAACCAAGAGGCTGATGATGACATTGCTATTGAGCACACAGCACAGAACAATGAAACCATTATTGCCAGCATAGATAAAGACTTCTTTCAATTACCGGGAAAGCATTGGAATTTTGTAAAGAAGTCTATGAAGGAAGTAACACCGGAAGAAGCTTTGCTTAACTTTTATATTCAAATATTAACGGGAGATAGAGTTGATAATATCCAAGGTATTAGGGGGGTTGGGCCAGTTAAAGCCGGAAAACTCCTTAGCGGATGTAAAAGTGAAGCCGATATGTACGCTGCTTGCTGTAAAGCTTACGGTAACAAAGACAGACTTAGAGAGACAGCCACACTGTGTTACCTACGAAGAACTGCTGGTGAAGTCTGGAAACCGCCCGGTGAATAAATGATTATTCTATTACACAGCCAACACCCAGATGACAGGTTTAATGATTATATTGTACGTGCTTGTCACTATTATGGCGAACAGTTAATTAGTAAGCAGTTACTGCGCCATGTTGTTGTAACTATAAAGTTTAATAAGCACTTGGATGTCTATGCAACCACGGAAATAGAAGGACGGAATAGTAAGGGAAAACCACGGGAATTAATGATTGAGATACATCCTTACGCTTCAGGGACAACAATACTGAAGACCTTAGCGCATGAGTTTGTACATGTAAAACAATATGTATATGAAGAATTAGACGAAGAAATGACTAAGTGGATGGGACGGGACTATGATAGTGATGCGGTAGACTATTATAAGCAACCGTGGGAGATAGATGCTTATGGCAGGGAGACAGGGTTATTCACAGAGTTTGCCAAGAGAGAGAAGTTGTGGAATGTTTTTAAAGACGCAAGAAACCCAGATACTCAGATTGAACATGAACCTATAGGGTGGATAAATGAAGACGAGCAGTGCAAAACAGAAAGGACGGATACTACAACAGAAGGTACGAGACCTAATAATAGAGAAGTTTCCTACACTGACACTGGACGATGTTCGGAGCACGAGCATGGGAGCCAACGGCCTGGATGTACAACTAAGCACGGTAGCAAAGAAAGTCTTTCCATATGGGACAGAGTGCAAAAACTTATCGGCCATCGCTATCTATAAGTATTATAATCAGCACACCATGCCAGATGATATGGAACCTTTATTAGTGGTAAAACAGAACAATGCAAAGCCTTTAGCTATTGTTAGCCTTGAGCATTTTATGGAACTAGTGAGGAAAGCCAATGGAAATAACTGAATTAGTAGAAAATGAGGATGGTTCAGCAACATTCGAGATAGATGTCACACTGCAAGAAAAGGAGGCACTAATTAACGCAGGATTTAACTATTTACTACGGGACACGATAGAATTTTTTAAGAAATGGTCTCCAGCAACTCCACAAGATGGAAATGCCGGGGTAACTAAATGAAAATCTTATTGGTAGACATTGAAACAAGCCCTAACGTAGCCCATGTTTGGGGTCTGTGGCAGCAGAACGTAAGCACCAAGCAGATCATGGAGTCTTCATATACCTTATGTTGGTCTGCTAAGTGGGCAGGGGATACCAAGATATATTATGCTTCTGTGCAGAAGTCTACACCAGAGATAATGCTTAGTAAAATTCATAAACTACTTGACGAAGCTGATGCGGTGGTACATTACAATGGAACTAAATTTGATATCCCTACGCTCAATAAAGAATTTCTCTTATATGGATTCGCCCCTCCTTCACCATATAAACAGGTGGACTTGCTCAGAACCATGCGTGGGAGTTTTCGTTTTCCTAGCAATAAACTTGATTATGTGGCTCAACGCCTTGGGTTAGGTTCTAAGACAGCACACGAAGGCCACGAACTATGGGTTAAGTGCATGGCGGGTGAAAAAGATGCTTGGAAAAAAATGGAAGAATACAATAAGCAGGATGTTGTTTTGCTTGAAAAAGTGTATAATAAGGTAATGCCTTGGATTAAGAACCATCCAAATCATAATCTGTATGAGGATGGCGCGGTGTGTCCTAAGTGTGGTTCTCAGTATGTACAGCGTCGAGGTGTATCAAAAACATTAACACTAACATATCAACGTTTTCAATGCCAGGACTGCGGTTCGTGGAGTCAGGGAACCAAGAAAGAAGACCACGAAGTACATCTAAAGGGAATAGCATGACACATCCACTTAATGAAGTATTCGAGGATGCGGTGGGGCAGGCTGCTGAAGGTAAAGGCCAAGAGAGGCACGGCATGGGTCAGGACTTCTATGAGCAGAAATGGGTGCGGTTAGCTAAGGCTCATGGGATAGGTTTCCTAACAGGGCAGGCACAAAAGAAACTAGAAGAGGCTATGAACTACTGGCATTTAAACCAAAAGGAGACTACGGTATCTTCGGAGTGGTGGGAGAGGGAGATGTTGGGGGCATTAAACTACATGGCTATGGCAGTTTTATTTGAAAGGAATATAAAAAATGGTTCCAAAGGGATTTGAAGGGTGGGCGCTGGATGAGTATCATAAGTTTCTTATTCTACGCCTTGAACATTATCGCCATAGTTACTACCAAGCGGTTGGCCTAGATAAAGGACAGATAGAGCTACTAGAGAGTTTCACTATTAAGGTGCCCGATGATGACACTCACAATGCCTGATATGTCTGACCGGTTAAAACAAAAGGAGGAGACAGAGCTACTAGAAGAGCTTGGAATAACTTCTGAAATGATTGTTGACAGGTTTCAAGATATTATAGAAGAGAAGTTCGATCAATTACAACAAACACTCACCTGGGAAGATACCGACGATGGCTACTAATAAGAAACTACCACCATCTGTACTGTTTGAAACAGATAGCACGGTAAAAGATGAAATACCGGGGTTATTGGACTTTTACGCAACATCGGCAATGGGCGGGTTTATTTCAGCAACAGGTTTACCAATAGCGGCTGAGGCTGATGCTTTTTGTGATTATATAGCAATTCTATCCTATAAGCAGGCTAAGGCCATGTATGCAGAAAAATACAGAGAACAAATTAAACACTAAGGACACTGATGAATTTATATAGTTCGTTTATCGCTAAATCCCGATATGCCCGTTTTGTAGATAGTCTAGGACGGAGAGAGAATTGGGATGAAACAGTAGAACGTTATGCAGCGTTTATGTACAAGCAGTCAAAGAAGTCTGGATATGTAATGACAGAAAAAGAAACCTTCAAGATACGAGATGCTATTCTTAATCTTGAAGTAGTTCCTTCAATGAGAGCGTTAATGACAGCAGGAGATGCGCTAGAGCGTGATAATGTGGCAGGTTATAATTGTTCTTTTCTGCCTATTGATCACATACGCGCCTTTGATGAATTGATGTATGTATTGTTATGTGGAACAGGTGTGGGATTCTCTGTTGAGAGGGAAGATATTAATAAGCTGCCAGTCGTGGCAGAAGAAATGCACCAAACAGATACTACTATCAAAGTAGGGGACAGCAAGGTGGGGTGGGCCTCTGCTTATCGGGAGCTGATTAGTCTTTTATATGCTGGAAAAGTACCTGAGATTGATGTCAGTAAAGTGCGACCTGCGGGGTCTAGATTAAAAACATTCGGAGGTAGAGCCAGTGGCCCGGAACCGTTACTTGATCTTTTTACGTTTACTATCGCGGCATTTAAGAAAGCTATCGGGCGAAAGTTCAATAGCCTTGAAGTCCACGATATTGTCTGCAAGATTGCTGATGTGGTTGTTGTTGGTGGGGTTCGTAGGAGTGCCCTTATATCTCTTAGCAACCTTACTGATGAGCGCCTCCGTAATGCTAAAACTGGTCAGTGGTGGGTTGACAACGTTCAACGAGCACTTGCTAACAATTCTGTAGCGTACACTGAAAAGCCTGATATGGGCATCTTTATGAGGGAATGGGAGAGTTTATATGCAAGTAAATCTGGAGAAAGAGGACTTTTCAATAGGAATGCAGCAACTCGGCAACGTCTTAAATCTGGCAGATCAGATATTTCGTTCAGCTATGGAACGAACCCTTGCGGAGAAATTATCTTACGACCAAATGGATTCTGTAACCTTTCTGAGGTTGTGGTTAGACCTAGTGATAATCTTGAAACCATTAAGCGAAAGGTTGAACTCGCTACAATCATTGGAACTATTCAAAGCACTCTCACTGACTTCCGGTATCTTAGATCAGTCTGGAAACGCAACGCTGAAGAAGAGCGACTCTTAGGTGTTAGTCTTACAGGGATTATGGATAACCCTCTTTTGTGGGATATGTTCCAAGCACCTGCCTTGTTAGAGGAGTTAAAGCAACATGCTATTGATACTAATAAGAAGTGGGCTGAAAGATTGGGTATTCCCGTTAGTGCGGCTATCACTTGTGTTAAGCCAAGCGGCACTGTGTCTCAGTTGGTGGGGACTAGTAGCGGTATTCACCCTAGTTATAGCCCTTACTATACACGCACTGTTCGGGCTGATAAACGCGACCCATTGGCTATATTTATGCAGCAAAAAGGCTTTCCTTGTGAACCGGATGTAACTAAGCCAGAGGCAACACTGGTGTTTAGCTTCCCAACCAAAGCACCGGAAGGCGCTGTGATGCGAACACAGTTGACAGCGTTAGACCAATTGGAATTGTATTTGATTTATAAGAATTACTGGTGCGAACATAACCCATCTATCACTGTTTATGTTCGAGAGGATGAGTGGATGAAGGTGGGTGCGTGGGTGTATGAGAACTTTGACGATATTATTGGAGTATCTTTCTTACCATACTCAGATCATACATATAAGCAAGCACCTTATCAGGAAATTACTGAAGAGGAGTATAACAATCTAATTGAGAACTTCCCTAAATCAATAGAGTGGTCAGAACTAGTGGAGAACACAGACGTTACTGAAGGTTCCCAGGAATTGGCCTGTGTTTCTGGTAGTTGCGACATAATTTAGTTTTATCAATGATGTACTTAGGGGCCCTCCGGGGACCCTTTTTTATTCTATTACATTGCTTGGAACTTTATTACTTCGCCGCCCATTGCCTTGGCTTGGTCTGTATTAATGGGTATTTCCATGCGGTTTAAAGTAGCGGCAAGCTTCTCAGCGCCTTCTACTGAAACGCCCTCACCATTCAATTTAGAGCAGGTCTCTACAGAGGCTTGTTTACCTTTAATGTCATCATTACGATAAACGAAAATACAAGTATCGTGTACACGCACAGCACACCATCCAAACGTGTGGCCAAGAATTTGATTCATATCTTGCTGACTGCCCATGTATATAATAGAACAAGAAGCATCTACTCGTGCAGGTGAAAAGTGTTTTCCTATAGCGATTAAATCACCAGCATATGCCGTTGAACTAAAGAACAACACAGCCAATAATAATTTCTTCATTCGTTTGTTTCCTTTAGAAGTATTTTCATTTAATAGATTCTTCAGACTTAACCCAGTTCTGCAATTGTACTAGTTGGTCTGTGGTTTCAACACACTGTTCAATAAGGGCTGTGTAGGGGGAGCCTTCATTAGTGCCGGCGGGGGCGACGGGAAGGGAGGGCACTGAACCGCTACTGGGGTTGTGCTGCACCCGTTTAGCAAAATAAGCCCGAATAACGGCAATATCATGTTGGTACGCATCATTAATTTCCTTTGTAGTTTGAATACTTTCTTCTTCTTTGGCTTTAATTGCAGCCTTCTGTACATCTCCTGCGGCTTGTACTTTCTCTTTAAAAAGATCAAACCTGCTGGCTTCAAATTCATATCCGCCAACTGCTCCCATAAAAAGAGCAATCAGCCCAATTCCCAACGTCCAGTATATATTAAACACCTAGTTCTCCCATACATCTAGCGTATTCTTCGTGCCTACGCTTGGTTAATCCTGCAAGTTTTCTTCCTTTAAATACGTCCCAATTCAGTATTTCCTTGCACGCTTCTTCATAATGCTGCTCATTAAGTTTCTTAATTAAAGTAGAATGACAGAAAGCACCAGGGCCTATATTATAAGCAAGGTCTACATAGGCATCATATTCATTTTGATTTAAAGGAACATTAATACACTTCTTTATAGCCTTCTCATACGTATCTACATCCTTACGGGTAGCCTTCAATGCAGCTATGGGGGTAGTGTGTTGCCCTATCTTAACTCCTTGGGTTGTACCAAACCCTATAGTAGGCACATCACCCTTAACAGGAATATAGGCATGGTCTGAATAACCCTCACTGGTAACAAGGGCAATGAAGGCCGTAGCACTGAAGGCTAAAGCAGCTACCTTATTACGATTACTTGTTAGCAATGCCATCAGTAGTATCCATGCGAAGTAAGACTATTAAAATACCAAGGACACAGCCTACAATTCCTTGGATGAATGGTGTAACAGGAAACTCATAAACGATTCCCTGCACGAATGATAAGCAGGTAATTACAATACCCATGATAATGGTTCTTGATTTAAATGCTTTTTTTAGATATTCCCAACTCATTTTATTTACCAAGTGATGGCGTTCACTGCGTCTATGGTGGTTGCTGCGTTAATCAAAGCCTTCTGCGCCCAACTGTGTGCATAAAGGGTATTCGTGTTTTGTAGTGCTAACCCCCCAAGAGCAACCAGGTCAGCTTGAGCAAAAGGGACATTGATATTGTTTGAAGTTCTCCATACGAAGCCGGTGGGTAATGGAATCCCGGCTCCTACTGCAACCACCGCACTGGTAATTAGTCCTGAACTTACCCGGTCAACCTGGTAGGAATTTCCGTTGTAAGTCACGGTGCTGCTTGCTATGACTATTTCAAGCTGTGCGTCAATATAAGAACTTCGCGCCGTCTGAGCATCAGTCAAAGCATTGGCAGGAATTACCCAAGTCTTTGTAGGCCAGTCGAAGGTGTAATAACTGGCTGGTTGTGCTGGTATATCAACCAGAACTCCATTGGCAACGTACTGATTGCGCGCGTTATTGCCCGGTATGTCTAGGTAGAGGGTACAACTCGTGGGAGGAATCAGCAGGCCTTCGTTCCCTTCTTGCACAGTCCCATGCCCTACAATGCGCCCATTAGAATCAGTGAATACATAGTACCTCATCGTTTTCCCGCCGTGGCTGTTGAGTAGGTCTCACTAGAACTTAATGGCATACTGATACCATAAGTATAAAGTATTTGATACATTATTGAGATTGTATGGGTGCCATTACCAATAAGAGCAAATGCGATGGAGTCAATGGTTTCGGTAGCTGTGCCATTAGTTTGTTCTTGAACGCTACCAACAACTACACCATCAACTTGTATTTGAACCTGGAGATACCAAGGGCCTATGTGTGATCCTCCCAACGTAGTAACTACGCCCAAACGGGAGGATTGATATATAATCACACCACAAGTTTCAGAAGGGCCAAGATTAGCAATAGTCAAATAATAGGTTAGAAACGAGGTATTAGTGGGAGTAATCACACCCGCGCCAGTTATAGACGAACCGTACACAGGAACGGTTACAGCATTTCCAGCAATTTGTAGTGTATTTACCGCCGCAGTATCTATTACAGCAGAAGCAGCCGTAATAGTACCAGCAGCTATATTACCGGCTGTGATTGTACCAGCAGCTATATTACCGGCTGTGATTGTACCAGCAGCTATATTACCGCCAACAATGGTATTTGCAGCAATTTGGGTAGAGGTGATAGACCCTGCAGCAATTTGGCTCGCTGTGATAGTATTTGCAGCAATTTGGCCCGCTGTGATAGTATTTGCAGCAATTTGGCCCGCTGTGATAGTATTTGCAGCTATTTGGCCCGCTGTGATAGTATTTTCAGCTATTTGGCCCGATGTGATAGTATTTGCAGCAATTTGGCTCGCTGTGATAGTATTTTCAGCTATTAAACCGCCGTTAACCGCTGCTGTCCAT